TCACTGATTGATACTCTAGGCAATGTACCTGGTGTGTCTTCAGTAAAAGGAGAATTGAATAGTATTGCTTCTGCTCTCGGTGCTGATGGATTTGCAATGCCTAGACCAGACTCTGTGAAGATGCCTTCAATTCAAGATGTTGATGGCAAGAAAGACGAACAATCACAAACCAATCCATTAGCATCTCTACTAGGTTCTTTGTTTGGTGGTGGTAAAAAAGAAGAGGAACCTGAAGAGGAAGAAGAGGAAGAGTCTTCTGGCGGCGGCGGAGGCGGCGGAGGCGGTGGTGGTGGAGGAGGAGATTCTTCTGCCGCAAACATCTCCCTAACCAATACCGACTATCTGAAACTCATGGTGGAGACCATGAACAAAGGTGGTATCCACGATAAGAATGAGCGTATCATGTTCATGGCACAGGTGGGTCATGAGTCGGGTGAAGGGCGCTATATGGAGGAAATTGCAAGTGGTGCCGACTATGAAGGAAGGTCTGATCTAGGAAACACTCAAGCTGGAGACGGAAAAAGGTTCAAAGGCAGGGGATATATCCAGATCACAGGTCGTGCAAATTATAAGAGGTACGGTCCTATGATTGGCGTACCTGATGCTATTGAGAATCCAAAGAAACTTGCTGAACCACAGAACGCAGCGAAGGTTGCACTTGCATACTGGAAGGATAGAGTCAACAGAGGTGCCGCACAGAAAGGAATGCCTGGTATGAATACGGTCACCCGCAATATCAACGGTGGACTGAATGGTCTGCAGGATCGTATTGCAAAATTCAAAAAGTATTCTGGTATGCCTTCTATCCAGAAGAAAGATGCTGAACCATCAGACAATGAAAAAGAACAGAATGCATCTCTTGGTGGTGTAGTTATTCCACGTTTTGCTGCTGGTGGTGGACTTAGAAACACCCCTGTCGTAATGCCAATGGCAGTACCTATGCCTGTGCTCTCTTCTGGTGGATCTATTCGTAGGTTCTCTTCTGGTGGTTCTCTAGAAACCATGAGCATCAAACAGTTGCGAGGACTGCTCGATCCAACTATGCCTGGTGCAAAACATAAGAGTGTTTTCAACGCAGCAAGAGCAGCACGAGAACAGTATAAGGATGCTCCCAAAGCAGAGCGTGAAAGGAGAGTGATGATTGCCACTGTAAGGGCAATGAGACAGATCAGAGGTACTAGTACAAGCACTGCACCTCAGTTGACTGCTCCTGCACCACAGTCATCAGGCGTCAAACAAACTTCTGCTATGATTACAACTAATCAGGAAGCAGAAAGTGATAGTCCAACTGTACTTCCTATCCCAAGTGTACTACCAGTACCGATAAATAATGGAGGACCACAAGCACCACCTACACCAGTGTATGTAAAGGTCGGTCTAACCTCGCAGCAAAGACGTTTTAGCAAGTATTGATGGCAAACGAACAGGCAGCAAATAACGCTAAGAAAAAGCGTAAGATCAACTTTTACAAGTTTGTAGGAAAAGTTGAGGAGAAGAAGGGCGTCCTGTTTTCGGTTGGCAACAACAAAGTATTGACTGCAGTCAATGGTGTAGGTGCTGGTGTCAATGCTATTGCTAGAGAACTTCAAGAGTACACATCTCTTGCTGCTAGTAACTTTCTGAAGCAGCAGAAGATTGCTAAAGATGAAAAGAAAACACAGCAAGAGGCACCAAAGAAAGAAGGTAAGAAGAGAGGTGGTGCTGGTTTTATTGCTGGAACTGTAGGTGCTCTTGCTGTTGGTGGACTGACAGCATTCATCCAGTTGTTTGGTGGAATCTTCAAGAAATTGATTCTACTTCCTGTTCTGAACTGGATCAGTAAACCAGAGAACAAAAAGAAACTTGAGAGTATAGTTGGTGCTCTTGCTGAGGTTGGTAAGTTCTTATTTGCTATAGTAGAGGGTGCAGTATTTACAACTCTAGAACTGATTGCTGGGTTTACTAAACTACCTTTCTGGAAAGAGATCCTAAACTTTGGTCTCTTTATGGCAGCGTTAGGAACATCGTTCCTAGCATTCAAGAAACTCTTTGGCGGTAAGGCTATCAAGTGGGTAGTCAAGTCAGTTTTTGGACTCTTCAAAGGTTTCTTCAAAGCAATGACCCAATTTGCTGGGAGATTAGCAGCAAGAGTTGCTAAAGGTGCCTTCAAAGGTCTCAAAGGACTGGGTGGTAAGAGAGGTCTTGGTAAGGCACTAACTGCTGCTGCCATCACCACGGGCACTGGTATAGCATTGAGTGCTGGTGCCGATGCCATGATGAGTAGTGGCGAAGACGAAGAAGAAGGTCAAGCACTCAAAGAATTAGACTCACTATTCCAAGATCAGGAATCACAAGATCAGGCGGAAGCAGAAGCACAACTTGCAAAACTTTCTGAGGATGTTGCTAAGGCATCTGCATTGATGGATGCAGCAGAAGATCCATCTGCAAAAGAAAAATCAACACCATCTCCTACTGGTGGCGTTCAACCAGCAACCGAAGGACCACCAACAAAAACAGGTGGTGTTCAACCAGCACAACCACCTACGGCACCTGGTGCCCCACCTAGAGCATCTGCTGGACAACCAGACTCCCCAGCACCCGCAGCACCATCTAAACCAGCATCACCAGCACCGATGGCATCCCTCGGTGGGATGTTGCGAAAGAGAGCAGAAGGTGGTTCTACACCTAAACCTGTAGCACAGAAACCAAAGATGCAGAAACCATCTGCATCTGCTGGTCCCAAGAAACCAAAGGCAGCGAAGTTCAAACCACTGTCCGATCTTCCAAAGTACATTGGTAAGTTTGCTCCTGTAATTGACCCCAAAGCATACAAGAAGCAAGCAAAACTTCTACCCAAACTATTCCAACTGCCTATGAAGGTAGTTGGTCTGGGTGTGTTGGGTGCTATTTCTAACGTCACAAAGATTCTTGCTAAGGTCCCAGGTGGAGGACTATTAGTTGGTGTGATGGAGGGATTGGTTGTTCCTATTGCATCAGCATTTGGTCTGAAGAGTAATGTAACCAGCAAATTGAAAGGTGCTGGTCTTGCTGAAGCAAAACAACTTGATAAAAAACAACAGCAAAAGCAGAAGTCTGAACAAAAACAACAGCAACTTGAACAGCAAAAAGATATTGAGAAGGCGAAGGAGAGTGGCGGTGAAGGGGTTGGCGGCGTTCTAGGTAAGGTTGCTGGTGCTGCTAAAGGTGCTTTTGAAGGCATCAAAGGTTTCTTTGGTCTTAGTAAGAAAGCAGGTGGTGGTTGGATTCAGGGACCGCAAACAGGTTATCCTGTATCACTAGATGGTGGTAAGAGTGTATCGTTTATCGGTCACGGTACTGAGTATGTTGCTACTAAATCTGGTGGTGGTAATGCATTTGTCATCCCTTATGATACTCCTGCAACTAGAGGTAACAAGAACCTAACAGGACGTAGAGAAAAGGAAGCATCCTCTGCTGGATTCAAGTTTGCTGCTGGTGGTGCTCTATTGAAAGCAGCAACAGGTGCTCAGATAAGTGGTGATAAGGTCAAAGACGGAAAAGAAAAGAACGACGGAGATAAGACAAACACTAAAGGAGCAAAGGTTCTTAGCGTACCATACTTCAACCAAAGGCAGAACAAAACCGATGGTTTAGGTACGAGTGGAGACTCGCAGTGTTTCTCTACATCTGCTGCGATGGTAGTTTCTGCTGTTAGTGGAAAAACTGTTACTCCAGACGAGTATAATAAAGTCCGCCAGAAGTATGGTCTGAGCACTGCTATGGGTGCTCACCCACCAGCGATGAAGAATTTTGGTGTTCCTGCATCTGGTGGTGACAATGGTTCCTATAGAGCATACAAATCTGCAATTGATGCAGGTAAACCTGTTATCCTGGGTCTTCAGCATAACAGTGGCAGTGGTCACATGGTTGCTGGTATTGGTTACAAAGGAAATGATATTGTTGTCAACGATCCCTGGGGAAGACTGAACCCAACTCCTAAAGGTGGTTGGGCATCTACAAACCTGTCTGGCGAGAAAGATACTAAGGGTGCGGGGGTTGTCTATCCTAAGTCTCTAATGGATGGCATTTGGGTTGACCGTGGACCTGGTACTGGTAGAATGCTTGCTCCAACTAAAGGTGGAGTTGGCAGTGGTCCTATCCCCGCAGGTGGAACGTCGGATGGAGACAGCGGTGGCGGCGGCGGTGATGATACTAAAAAGGAGAAACAGAAACCAAAGACCAGATATGAGAAAGCGTTAGAGTTTCTCTCTGGTATCGGAGATGCTGCATCTGCTCCTAGTCTGTTTTCTGATGAAAATCCTGGCATGGATTTCTCTGGTGCAGCACCAGAAGCACCAGGAGACACACCAAAAACACCAGTAGAAACTGCTAAAAAAGCACTTGGTGGACTGATTGGTTTTGCTCGTGGCGGTAGATTCAGAGATCCAAATTCTGCGAAGAGGGAAGAAGAACAAAGAGAAAAGATGTTCAGTGGTGATGGTCGCAGACCAATCGGTGAGTATGCTGAGGGTGGTGAGGTTAGTGATAGTGCTCAAGCAATTATTGCTGGTGCTAAGAAAACTATTGGCGCAAAGCGTGGTGTTAGTGACATGTGTGCCTTTACTACACGACTAGCACTTGCTAATGCAGGACATCCATATGCTAATAAAACAACTGGTAAAGGTGACTTAGATACTCCAAAGGGAACGGGGTATAGTGGAAGAAACTTTGCTGCATCCTTTGGTGGTACTGACATGGGTACTATCATTAGAGATAGATCTAAGATCAAAGCAGGTGATATTATTCTTTGGAGAGAATATTCTGGTAATAGATATGGTAAAGGGGCAATTACTCACGTTGGTATTGCTGCAGATGATGGACTGAGAAACCAGTATGATCACAACACATCTAAGGGTTTCCAGTACAGACCTCACTGGGATAAGTTTGGTGGTACAGAATGGTTTGCTGGTGTTAGACTAGGCGGAAAAGCAACAGGAGACCCTGGCGACCCTGACAAAACTGGCGGTGACACCCCTGGTGGTGATAAATCATCTCCACCAAAGACACAAGAACAACAGAATAAGGATAAGATCAAAGGTTTCCTCGACTCATTGCCTGAGGACTCTGCTCTAGGTGCTGCTGCTAAGAGTTTGTTTGATGACAGCGATCGTTATGGTGGTTTGAATTCTGATGGAAGCAAACCAGCACCTCCACCACCTGCCAATACTCCTAAGAAAAAAGGAGAAGCAATAGATGCAAAATCTGCTACTCCTGCTGCTAATGTTACGCCTTCGAGTGCTACTCCACAGGCACAGGCAACGGAAGCATCTTCAACTCCAATCAAACTTGATCCATCAACGATCAAAGCAGTACAACCTGGAGAAAAGCACTCAGTAGATCCATTGAAGAATGGAAATCAAACTGCTACTACGCAAAGTTCTGGTGTCAAAGGATCTACCGAGAACCTGGGTAAACTGAAGAACAAGAAGAAGGAAGATCAAAATGTTGCTTCAATGAAACTTGTTCAGCAGACCAAAGTAAACAATGCTTCTGCTGCACAGCAAATGGCCTTTGCTCAGAAAACTGCTAGCGGCGGCGGTCAGGGTCCAGCAAACACTATAGATATACCTGTAGGTGGTGGTAAAGAGGAAGAAGAGGACATGGTTTTATATGCTCCTGGATTCGGACTATTTGCAGTTGGGGTGTAACTGAATGGATATCAAGAATCAAACAGGCGAAACAAATTTTACATGTGAATTTGAAGGAGTAAGAGGTCCTGACGGAAAGACATGGAAGGTCGATGAATATGTCCTCGAATGTACTATTCAGGAAGGTATTGACATGCCTGGACTGAGATGTACATTAGTTTTTGATGACGCTGGTGACTTTATTTCCAAGATCAGCGGCGGTGAGATGATCAAAATCAACATTGAAACGGTTCAGAAGAAATATCAATATAGATTTCAAGTTTATAAAATTTCTGATCGTGTAAGAGGAGAAAAAAGAAACGTTTATAATATCCATGCGGTATCTGAAGAGTTTGTTAGAAACGAAATGCTAAATCATTTCGGGGCTTACAAAGATAAGAAGACGCATGAATATGTCTGCGACATCATGAAGGATGTCATCAAGACTGGTAAGCAAGTATATATGGAAGCAACTAAAGAAAAATTCATATATGTTTCCCCAAACTGGAGACCATTCAATGCCATCAACTACCTAGCAGAGAAGTCTATTCGTGAAGCACAAACAGGTGGAAAGAAGCAGAGTGGATACATTTTCTTTGAAAATGTTTTAGGTTTCCACTACGTATCGATGGATCAAATTATTATCGATGCAAAGAAACAAAAACCAGGCGTGTTTATTCCTGGTCAAAATTGTCCTAGTTGTAAGAGACCCATTCCACCTCTTTATGAATACGTCTATGGACAGAAGAACCTCGCTGATAATAGTTCTAACGAAAACGATTATCTTATTGAGAAAATTACATTTCCAAAGTCTTATAACATGATTGAGAACATTCGTCATGGTTCTTGGGCAGGTTGGACACAAGCATTTGATCCTGTTGCTCTTGCTAAGGGTAATACTAACGAAAAAGAATCAAAGGATAAACCACAACGCAATGAGCAATATGACATTATTAGTTGGTGGAACTACATGGAGCACATGGAGAAGGAAAAGCCATATGATGTTCCTAGACTAGAGTTTTACTTGACCACTCCCAGAAGAAGAAAACTAAAACCACTTGGTTCTCAGCAATTTGGTGCTCCAACAGAAGAACCAGTCCCTGCTGGTGGTGCTGACTACAAAGACGTTGTTGATGCAGTGTCTTACAACTATCTGAGGTTCAGAAGTTTTATGCACCAACAAATTGCGGTACAAGTTCCTGGTAACTTGGATTTGTATGCTGGTTACTGTGTGAAAATCACTATGCCAAAGTCTAACCCAGATCTAGGATCTGACCGTATTCCAACTGATCAACGTTGGAGTGGTAAGTGGTTGATTGGTGGTCTTACACATCATTATAGAGGTGGTACAACTACAACAAAAATGTCACTTGTACGTGACAGTTCGCCCAAATAATGCTATAGTACTAAATAGTTTAGTACGATACTTGCATAGAGATGGAATCTATCGAACAGCATATTGAAAAGGATAAGGAAATTCTTTCAAATCCTACGACTTCTCCCCAGCAGCGTCGTCATATTGAAGGTGAACTTCATGACTTGGAAGAGTATGTAGAGCACCACAAAGAAGAGATCGAAGCAGGTGATCACCACGATCCAACACCATTGGAACTTTATTGTGATCAGAACCCTAGTGAGCCAGAGTGTTTAGTTTATGACGATTGAAGATTATTTCCTAGGACACTGGAATAATCGACATCAATGTATTACAAATCCCACAGAATTTTCTAACATACATATTTTGTGGGAACGCATTGATGGTGGTTTTAGATCTAGATCGTGGAGACACAGAGAAAAGATCGAAAACTCTTACCGAGATCAGTTTCATAAGTTTGTGAAGGACGGACCTTATTATAGACTAGAAACATACGATCACTCCTGGACAATACGAACAGGTTGTGATATAATTCTCACACCAAAACCAAACGGATGGCATGGTTCTGATCAGGGCACTTGTTACAAACAAGATGTTCTAGTTCAAACTAAACTTGAAGTCACTCGTGATTACTATCGAGTGTTTGATTATGGTAGCAGGAATGGTAAACCTGTGTTTGGACAAACAAAATACTTTGTCTTCAAACGTGTCGGGTGATTAGTTCAGCGGTAGAACACTTGCTTTACACGCAAGCTGTCGGCGGTTCGATCCCGTCATCACCCATATCAAAATCGACTTTTGATTCCAAAAAGGGCAAGAAAAAAATCCCGCCAAAAAATTGACCTGTAAGGTTTTTTGATAAATATCTGTACTCCCGCATTGTTTATTTGATATGGCTGTATCATCTACAGAAGGTTTCCCCAAAGAAAGAAGTCATGACTTCATGGGTAAAGATGGTATGCAGTGGTGGATTGGTGAAGTTGAGGATAACCAAGACCCACTGGAAATCAACCGTGTGAAGTGTAGGGTTCTTGGTTGGTATACTAACGTTGAGGGTGGATCTAGGAAAGATCTTCCAACGGAGGACATGCCATGGGCAATCGTTTTGCAACCTACTAACCAAGCAGGTAATGACGGTCAGGGTGAGTCTTCTGGTCAGTTGCAACCTGGTGCTATCGTAATGGGATTTTTCCTCGATGGCGAAGAAGCACAAATGCCCGTTGTTATGGGCGTTATGCGTGTTATCAAGCATACTGAGTCTAGAGACAAAAGTACGTTTGTCTTCACTGGTGAAGGCGTCCGCAAAATGGTCAATTATGCCACTGCAACGGGTCCAAACACTGTTATTGGCGATGAAGACAAAACTCACGCAAACCAAAATAACTCAGTTCAGACTTGTGCCAGTAAAGAGCAAAGTCAGAGCAGTCCTGACAATCCTAGTAACCTAGGAACCAAAACCGCAACTGGTACAAAAACTGCTGCAACTAGTTTGAGTAGTACAACCCGTGCAGCAGCAGATGGTGTTGGTGGACCTGCAAAAAGTCTTACCAACCATATTACGTCTCTTGTAGAGGACGTTGCAAAGCAAGTTGTTGGATTGGTCAAAAAGGACGGAGGTTATATTCGTCTTTCTGACGGTGCTCCAGTACAACTGGAAAAAATCACTTCTGGCGTGAAAAACGCATTTATGGGTTTAGGTGCTCAGGCAGTTGCTGCAATGCGTGAGTATCTGAACGAACTTGCGGGTATGCTGAGTAAAGGTGCTTCTCTGATTGCATCATTTACGGGCATTCCAACCGCAACGATGGTTATTATCAAAAGTGCAATTCAACTGATTTTGGATCAGTTGTGTGGATTGGATGCTAACATCTTGAGTTTTGCTCAAATTGCAATTTCCCCATTTGAATCACTTATTGATTTGGCACTCAGTAAGGCAATGTCGTGGGTAGATCTTGCAAACAAAGCAATTTCTGATTTGGCACAATCTCTTATTAGTGCATATAATGATATCGTATGTAAAGTTCTTCAAATCGTGAATGCAGCAGCAGCGATTGTTGCCGCAATTGGTGCCGCAAAGAAAATCATTGACACCTGGAAACAGGGTTCAAAAATCTTTGCTGAAGGTTTCGACCTTCAAAAACTAGGTTTGACCGATTTTATCCAAATCATTCTGTTGCTTCTGAATCTATTTGATTTGGGATGTGATAGAAAGAGGCAGGATAGCAGAAATAAGGGTTGGGTTCCACTTTTGGGAACTACTTATTGTGCTAGTGATGAAGAATCTAAACAAGTAGCAGCAATTCTAAATGGTAAATCTGATTGTGGAATTGGTGGTTTTGGGTTTGGATCTGAAAGTGGCGGTGGTGAGGGTGCTGCAGACTTCATTAGTCAAATTTTCAATGAATCTAGTCCATATCTAACTAGTGCTAAAACTGAGTTGAGTGGTGCTAGTGTTCAGCATACTGGTATACCTGGAAGACAATCACAGGTTACAGTGTTGCCTTCTGGCACAACCCATACATCAATCAAGAAAGATGATCAACTGGCAGCAGAGTATGAGGCAAAGAAAGTTGGTGTTGATGCAGCAAAAATCACGGGCAGAAGCACTACCAGTGGCGATAAAAAGACTATTGTAGGTGACCACTCTACCTATGCAGGTTCATACACATGTGACATAACTAAGGATTTGTGTTATCTAATCCATGGTGATGAAGTCCACACTGTTTCTGGTGATTATCACCTGAAGGTTGATGGTAACCTTCACCTGGAAGTTGGCGGTGCAATCATGGTCAACGCTGTTGGTGCTCCTATGCTTGAGGATGGTGCTGGAAAGAAACTAGGCAACACGAGTAAAGCACAAAAACACAGTTTCGTATTTGGTTCTGACGTTGATATCAATTGTTCTGGTGGTACTTTCAAAGTCAACGCAACTGAGACATGTCTCTCTGGCATGGACGTGAAAGTTGATGCTCCTACTGGCACTCTTTCACTCGACTCTCCATCGATGAACCTTCGTGGTGGTGACATTGTTCTTTCTGCAAACAACACAATTACAGAAACCTGCACCACATTGTTCCAGAATATCAACTTCCCACAACTACCCCGTGCAAAGTCTGGTATCTTTGCCAATGTTGGTGGTCCTGTTGACTATGTTCTGACGCCAGCACCATCGTTTGACCCGATCCCACGTTTCTCGGTCAACACTGTTGGTCCTTTCATTGTGAACTGTGCTGCAGCAGGTGCATCGTTTACTGTTGCTGCTGGTGTCTTCAACGTTGCTGTTGGTGCTGGTGCTATTACAATGACAGCATCTGCTGCTGTTACTATCACCGCAGCTGCAGCTATGACCCTCACTGGAACTGCGGGTGTTATCATCTCTGGTGCAACCATCAACCTGAACTGACTTGACACGCTGCTCTGAGTGCCCTATAATAGGTGGGTACTCAGGACACCCATGGAACACTTTCTAGAGCAGGTCATCGTAAACGTCTCCGAACGAAAAATTCAGATGTATTCTGATCTGGGAGACTACAAAGAAGTTCAGTTCAAATGGGATGAAGAAGGTTACGAAGGGTTTACCGAAACCTGGCAGTCAATCACTGCCATAGTTCCTGACGACATGTATACTGTAAAGTTATGACCCACGAAGAAATGCTCGAAGTTGCTCAAGAACGAGAAGTGAAAGCAAAACTCTCCACCTCTTTTGGTGGCACTGTTGAAAAAGACATCCCCGAAGATGTTGAATGGATTGATGATGCTTTTTACATCAAAAAGACTCGTTTTGGTATGCACACTAGCATCCTAAAAGAACCTCTGGGTCAGCATTTTATCACTGGTTTGGAGTATCAAACAGTTTTAGATGTCACTCGTTGCCATCTAAAAGCAATACAAGAAGGTAGTCTTGATGATTACAGTCGCGTTGTAAATAGTGGTGTTGTGGGAGGTAAATTATGAACGAACCCATTCGCGTTACTGAAGCAGAAGCAGAGCAGTATCTAGAATTCATGGTGGATATGTGCGAACGCAACCGTTGCATTTGGCGTATCGAAAGACCTGATGGTTCTGCTGTAATGCTTTGCCCTATCGTTCAAACTGCTGCTCCTGTCCCACATGAGGTGATGGAGCAAGTCGAAGAATTCAAGAAACAATTTATGGAGGAAAATGCGTCCTGAAACTCGTAAGTCAATGGAAATGCTGTTTTCTGCAAAATGGAACTTGCCAAAAGCAGCAAAACATGCTAACCTTACTAACAAAGAGATGAAAATCACTTTCAATGAGTACTGTGCTTTCCATCCTCCTACATATACTGAAGACACGCCACTATAGCTCAGCTGGATAGAGCAACGGTTTTGTAAACCGTAGGTCGTCGGTTCAAGTCCGACTTGTGGCTCCTCGGGGAATTAGCTCAGTTTGGTAGAGCACCTGCTTTGCAAGCAGGCTGTCAGGAGTTCGAGTCTCCTATTCTCCATTCGCTATTCGCAAATAGCGATCAATCCTAACTAATCTGTGAATCCTTATGGCACTTACTGTCAATCGTCCTCTGGGTATTATCCCCGATAAAGAAGCACTGAGTACTTCCCGTGGTCGTGTAACTAAGAAATTCCTTCTTGAGAAGTATGGTCCTATGTACACTCAAGAATTCTACGATAACGTTGACATTGTGCTGAACCAAGCATTGCAACGTACTTATGACGAAAACCCCGAAGCAGAAACCCTAGTGTATTATCGGGACCTCGTTCGTAAGTCTAGTCCTCTGTTTGCTAAGATGACTGAGAAAGAAATTGAAAAGACTGTTGATGACATGTCGTTTCACCTCAACCAGATCAAAGAGGGTCGTCGCCTAGATAGTCCAGATGCTTTGAAGGTTTATGCCTGGAAGGATCTGCTGTCTAACATGTTTCCTTACGATGAACCGCTTCGGACATCTATTTGTAGTGAACCCCCTGAAGTTGAAGTGGAAGACTTGACTGCAATCTTCAACTAAACTATAATGAAAATCAATCTATGGTATTGTAACCTCATGCAAATGTGGCGTTGGACTCTTACCGACGAACGCAAAAGTACGGTCTTGCAAGAATCGGGTCAAAGACCTGATCTAAAAGATGCGATGGTTGATGTTGCTAATACCGTAGAATACATTCTGATAAAGTATCCCGAATTATGACAGTACGTTTGATCCGCATGTCTGGTGGCGAAGAAGTCGTTGCAGACGTTATTGAAGAAACTGATGACACTATTACTGTCTCCGATCCTATCGTAGCAGTCCCTACGCAGAACAATCAAATTGGTTTTGCTCCCTGGGCACCATTTGTCGATAAATCTCAAAAAGAGATTGTTGTTAGCAAGCGATTTGTAGTCTTCACTGGTAAAGTTGCAGACGAAATTGCTCAAAATTACAACCAGATGTTTAGTAAGATCATTACTCCCACTTCCCCTATTATCAAGTGAAACTGAGAGATCCCATGACTGTTGAAGGACGCCCTGACATTCAAGTTCCCAATGACTATTGGCAGAAAGAGTATGAAGTCCAACGTAAAGATCGTATGCAAGATTGCATCGATGATTACCTCCAAGATGAGAAAGTCGATCCACGACGAGCGTATGAGGAGATTCTATCTTGCATCGATGATGTAATCAACCATCACAAAAAAGAATATGAAAAAGCAGTCGAACTCAAATCCCTCATGCTCGGACACAGAGAATGCGACCTCATTGCATGTGCAGATTCCTTCGCATCTGCAGAGTGAGTGGGAATCATACTTAGCAGTTTGTGACAGTTTGGAGGTAGAACCAAATGTCAAACGATTCCTCAGATACAACGAACTATACCCTGCTTAGAAAGTCTTACGATATACAAAAACTTGATAGTATCTTGATACTAAGACTTATTAGCGAATTAGAGGGGGTATGTAGGTTCCTAGATCACATAGATAAGGAGGACTTTGAAATAGTTTCTAATTTGAGGTCCAAATACTATAAAATGTATTTCCGCCTGTCTAAACTAGAAAAAGAGGAGAAAAATGCGAATCTTTCTAGACACGAGTGACGTAGAAGTCATTCGTAAGTATCATGAAACAGGACTCATCGACGGTGTGACTACAAATCCAACTCTAATGGCATCTTATGGGAAAGACCCAAAAGAAGTCATTAGAGATATCTGTGACATTTTTGATGGATATGGTGCCAGCATTAGTGCTGAAGTCATGTCACCAACTGCTGAAGGTATGTTGGAGGAAGCAGAAGATTACTATAATATGTCGCACAATGTCACTATCAAAGTGCCATGTACATATGAAGGTCTAAAAGCATGTAGACAACTGTCTGACTTTGGAGTCGCAGTAAACGTAACACTTATTTTCTCGGTCTCACAAGCAATTCTTGCTGCTAAAGCAGGTGCTGCCTATGTTTCACCTTTTATTGGTAGGGTAGAAGACCAGAGATTTGATGCACTAGGACTAATCAAAGATATTGCTGATTGCTATGAAAGGCAAACAGTTATGACAACTGAAGTTCTAGCAGCATCCACACGATCGGTACAACATGTTGAAAAAGCATTTTGCTATGGTGCTGATGTGGTTACAATGCCACCATCACTATTTGAAAAGATGTACCAACATTCATTGACTGACTTGGGATTAGCACAGTTTGAAAAAGATTGGGCAAAATTAGGATTATGAGAAAGTGGGAAGTGACCTATAGGTTGGAAGGAAGTACTAAATATCACAAGCGGATTGTTGAAGCATTGTATCAACACGAGGCAAAACAAATTGCACAGGCAGAGATGCCAAATGCTGATATTAGAGGAAATCCCCGACCAATATGAAAATCGCTGTTCTTGGTAAAGGTCTTGCAGGTGTGCTAACAGCACTGCACTGGAAGGCGTTAGATGCAGAAGTTGAACTTTATTATGATAAAGATATCCCAACCGAACCTGTTGGATCTGGATCATTTCCTGGTCTAACAGGTTTTTTAGCGGATACTTTTGGTTGGAGTTTGAACTGGGAAAATAATACTTTCCATGCTACCCCTAAGATGGGTATCATGTATGAAGGTTGGGGAAAGAAAGGCAACTGGTTCCACCCATTCAACTTCAATGAGGTTGGAATGCATTTCGATCCTCAGGCATTTACTGAATCGATGTGTTATACAGGATTGTTCCCTACGATTCAGAAGCATGTTGAATCGTATGATGATATAGATGCAGATTACATCTATGATTGTAGAGGATTTCCAAAGGACTATACTGACTACAGTATGCTAACCAATCCTCTCAACAAAGTAATGTTGGCAAACATGCCTAATCCTGAACCTATTCCCTGGACTAGGACAGTGGCAACTCCTGATGGATGGTGTTTTGTCATTCACTTGGATGATCGTGTTCAGTATGGATACCTTTATAATGATACGATCACTACTGATGCAGAAGCAGAGATGAACTTCCGCAATCAGTTTGGCATTGATAGTGTATCTAAGACATTCCCGTTCAGGAATTATTGTGCTAATAACCCAGTCATTGATGGCAGAATCTTCCTGAACGGGAATAGATTCTTCTTCATTGAACCGATGGAAGCAACCTCAGTTGCTGGATATATTCAATGGATCTATGAGACTATGGATGCCATTCATGGAAAGCAGACCATAGAAGATGCTATTCAGAATATGCACAGATCTATTTGTCAGAATGCTAACTTTATTTTGTATCACTATCAGTATGGATCTGTATATGATACTCCGTTCTGGGAATATGCAAAGTCTATTTACATAGAAGATCATGAACTGCAGAACATTATTGATCTAGATGTGAGGTCAAATATGATTACTTACGGTTTTCATACATCTCAGTCAGTGATGAATATGTATGAAGGATTAGCGAACATTTACAGACCGTATAAATAGGTTTTGTAAGAACTGTACCTGACAATATCCGTGGGAACCAAAAAGATTTCGCAATTATCTGATATTGCAGATGCTAACCTTTCGGGGGAAGCAATTCTGCCTGTCGTTGTATCAGATCCACTAATTCCTAACAGGAAAGCGAGGATCAACCAGTTATTCAGAGGATTATCAGCAGGGTCGAAAGCGACACCTGGACTTGCCTTTGACCTGGATCGTGATAGCGGCATGTTCCAGAATCAATATAATGAACTGGGTCTATCTTGGGGTCCTGGTGGTGTGTATTTTACACGCCTTTTGAACTCTGATGGTAGTACATCAAACTATCTTGCTGCACTTGATAGTGAAGTTGACAACTCTGATATTGTTCTTGCTCCCAAAGGTACAGGTTCGGTTAGATTTACGGGGCAATGTAGAGTTGATGATGGTGCATTTATCCTGGAAGATTCTCAGGGTTTGAAAGCACGTTTTGAGATCTCTGGTATTGGTAGTGGTGCTAGCACTAAGATTTTCAACTTACCCCCAATCACATCTGGTAATGGCACAGTTCTTATTGGTGATGACACTCAGCAAACACTGAGAAACAAAACCATTCTTGTTGGTGAAGATGATTTTGTTCTTGTCGATGGTACTGAAGAAGCAATTTTCCAACTTGATTGGACTGAATCGGTATCAACTAGAAGAGCATACTTCTTGCCTGATGCTGGTGCTATTACTACAACTGGTGAACCAAACGCAAACAACTCAACTCTTCTGGATACAAAAGCAGAGCAGATTGTTCTTGGTAAAAAGTTTGTTCAACTGACTGCTCAACAAACATACGATTCTGAGTTTGCTGCAGTATTCAATACTTCTGCACTGACTGCAAATAGAACTCTTACAGTTCCTGATATTAGTTTGACACTTCTTGGTACTGATTCTACTCAGACAGTTACTAATAAGGTGTATGCAGATGCTATTTTTGCATCTGAAACAACGATCACTAAAAAGATCAACTTTGATCTGGAAAATATCACAGACAATACGAACGAAACGTATCAGTTCCCTCCAAACTCTGCGCTAAATAATGGAGGAGGTAACAACGTATTCGTTACCGAGAGAGCAGCACAAGATCTTAGAAATAAAACACTTCTAAGTCCTGTCGTCAGACCTGCGTTTGGTGGTTCTGGTGCAGTTGTTTTCAACCTAGATAATATCACGGAGACTAGAACAATTAGTTTCCCTAACGCAGATGCAACGCTACTTTCTACCGAAAACGTTACTCTTGACGACGTTACCTTCGGTGCTGGTATCGGTGCTGCTACCCTGACGGGTAGAACAAGACAACAACAATTCTTCTACGCTGGATTCTAATAACAATGGCAACACTTACGGGTAAACTAGCATCAGCGAAACCTGCAGCGGCGACTAATACTGTACTGTATAGAGCACCGATTGACTCCTCTGCGAGTGGTGTTCTGAATATGGTCAATGATGGCACCGCTGCTGCTGTTCGTGTTGGTGTGAAAAAGTTCGATCTAGAATGCACAGTCGATGCATCTACTTACCTTCTCCATAAGGGAGATGTAATTACAAATAGAACTCTTACTTTCGACCAGAATATTCCAACTCTGACAGATCAGAATGATACTTTCACTCCTGGTCAGTTGGTTACTTCTGATGATGGTGAAAGTTCTTTCCGTTGGGAGTCGTATTATGTTCCTCCCTCGACAGATTTTTATGTAAAGAAACTTGCCCTAACTACATATTCACTCGAAAACCAAACTGGTGAATTTGTTGTTGGTGAAACCGTTAGTGTTGGTGGTGTATCTGGTGTAATTTATGAAATCATTGCTGGTTCTTTCGGTGGTGATACTATCTACGTTGGTCCTCTAACTGGCGGTTCTTTTGCGGAAGGTGACACTGTAACTGGTGGCACATCTGGTGCTACTGCTGATGTTGCTATTGGTGGTATTGGTGTTGCTCGTACTGAACTAGTATTCTCCGATAATGGTTCTGGTGGTACTTACTCTCTTCGCAGAACAGAGGCACTTACGTTGCTTCTCGATAGAACTTATAAGTTCTTTGTAGAAGATTCTTCTATGAGTGGTGTTGGGTTTGCCCTCTCCACTACCATCAATGGTACGTTTGGTATTGACGAAACTGCTGGTACATCTGACGACGGTGTTGAGTATACTACTGGCAAAACAACCAGTGGCACTGCTGGAACTGCTGGTGCATATGTTCAGTATGACATGGCACAGAATGGTGGTGGCGATGCTACTTACTATTACTTTGACACTAACGATGGTACTCTAGGTGGTGGTGAGCAAACGTTCCAACTCTCCACTGAATATTCCTATGCTACCATTTACGTCTATGATGTAAAAGGCACCTGGACAAACTCTAGTGATTCTATCACCCTGGGTCAGACTACATTCACTTTGGATTCTAATGCTGGTTCTAAGTGGGCATATGTTCAAGATTACACTGGGACAACACTGCAACTAACTACTGGCGATGGATCTGCAGACTTCGTTGCTACAGATACATTCTTTGATGTACCTGCAGATGGTGCTGGTTCTCGTTCTACCGTAACTATCAGTTCTGTCGATGTTGCTGCTACAGCAGTTTCTGATGCTGATTGGATTGTCTACGATAAGAGCATCAGTACTGATACTCGTTTGACATCTTTGGTTATTGGTCCTGGTCAAGCATTGATCGTATATGCTGCAACACAAAACATTATGTTTGACTATAGTGGATTCCAAGATTCTTCATCTGATATCACACTTCGTAGTTTTGATGTGAATGCTCAACCTGGTGCCGCTGCTTCTGGCGGTTGATAAATAACACTGAAGGATAGTAGATAACAAATGTCACTAACAAGACTCAAGAATATTATTACGTCCCGAACGGGTCGTATTATCTACGTCAACCCTGACGATTTCGACGCTTCGGACGCTATTGATAACAGAGGTAACTCTTCGTTGAGACCTTTCAAGAGTCTGCAACGCGCATTTCTTGAGGTGGCACGTTTCTCGTATCGAGTTGGTCTTTCCAACGACGAATTTGATGCATTCTCGATTTATCTGTATCCTTCAGAGTACGTTATTGATAACAGACCAGGTGATGTGCTATACACAAACGTAGCACCTCTGGACGAAAACTCCAACTTTGACATTACATCACCCAACAACGTTTTGTATAAGTACAATTCGATTGAGGGTGGTGTTATTGTTCCTAGAGGTTGTTCTATTGTTGGTTCTGACCTGAGAAGAACAAAGATCATTCCTAAGTACGTTCCATATCCAACTATCTACGCTGCTAAGAATATCAACACTGAGGATCAGGTTCCTTCTGCATGTAACATCTTTAGTGTAACTGGTGGTTGTTACTTCTGGCAGTTCTCCTTCTTTGATGGTGATGACACTGGTGTATATTTTAGACCAGACTCTACTGAAACTATCCCACCATCTTATTCGCACCACAAACTAACAGCATTTGGTTTTGCTGATGGTACGAACACACTTTCCGATCTAATTTCACAGGGCAGAGTACCTGAAGCAGACTATAGTGCTGTCTCTGGTATTGAAGATAGAACTGACCTAGACATTTACTACCAGAAAGTATCGAAAGCATTTACTACAATTCCTGATACATCTGGCGATCCTGGTACTGACCAGATTCAGGCAAGAGTCGAAGAAAACAGAATCGTTGGTCCTATCTCCGACGAATATCGTGTTCTACAAATTACTCGTAACGGTCAAACTGCAACTGCAATTACTGTTGACGAACTGGGCAACCCAAGAGAGCATGGATTCTCTGTTGGTGTAAACGTCAACATCAGTGGTGTTACATCTTCTACTGGTACATCTGGTGAGGTTGATGCATCACTGTACAATGGTTCGTTCCAAGTTACATCTGCATCTGGTAATACCTTTACCTATCAGATGGCAGGCGAACCAACAGGTAACGCAGTTGGTACAAACATCGTTGTAAAAGTTGAGATCGATACAGTTGACTCTGCATCGCCATACATGTTCAACCTGTCCCTGAGAAGTGTCTGGGGCATGAACGGTATGCACGCTGATGGTAGCAAAGCAACTGGTTTCAAATCGATGGTTGTGGCACAGTTCACGGGTCTATCTCTTCAAAAAGATGACCGTGCATTTGTAAGATTCGATGAATCAACTGGCAACTACCTCGCAGCAACTGCTGGTGATGGTGCTCACCTAGATGGTTTTGCAAGATATAGAAAGGGATGGTCACACACTCACGTTCTAGCATCTAACGACGCATTTATTCAGGTCGTTTCGGTGTTCGCTGTGGGATATGGCGACCACTTTGTTGGATTGGCAGGTGCTGACATGTCGATCACCAACTCCAACTCTAACTTTGGTTCTGTTGCTCTAAGATCCAAAGGTTTCAAGCAAGCAGCATTTACAAAAGATAAGGCAGGACAACTTACTCATATCATTCCACCCAAATCTCTAGCAGATGTTGATGAAGTTTCTATCAACTGGGTCAACATTGACATTCAGAGAACTAAAACTGTCAACGCACAGTTGTCTAACGTTGGTGGAACACCTGGTACTAGATTGTATCTCTATGGTTATACCAATGAAGATTCTCCTCCAACCACAAAGGTTCAGGGTTATGTTATCGGTGCTCGCCAAGATGGTGTAGGTGCTAGTGCAGTTCCCGATAAACTGAATTGTCTATTGGTTGCTGCAGGCGCACAGGAAGCAACCGTACAGAGTGCAAAGATTAGTCCATTCGGACCTACGGTATCTGGTCTTGCTGCTGGTGTTGCTGGATCTCCACTACAGTATGACCCTGGCGTATATGGTAACGCATTTACTGGTGGTGCTCCTGCTGGTTGGTATCTCTCAGTTGATAACACTGACAATGAGATTTACACTACTATCACAACTAACACTCAGTATAATAATGTAAACTTCACTCCAACCACATTTATCAAGCGTGTTCCTGACGCAAGAAACCTGGTTGACAGAACATATCGTGTTCGTATGGTGATTCCTCAGGAGCAGCAATTGCCACTGCCACGTTCTCCTATCTCTGGTTTCGTCATGCAACCATTGAACACGGACACTACAAGATATAATCTATCTAAAACATTCTATGTTTACGATATTGAGACCAAGCAAAGGTTTGTTCGTGGTGAAGCAGATGGTATCTATTATCTGACTCTACTTTGTGCTTCGATTACACCACAAACTTCTAACTATGATGACAAGAGATTCTCTCAGAACATCAATGAAGTATATCCATCATTCGACAGAGACAACCCTGTAGCAGACCCTGCCGCAGCAGTTTCTGTTGCTGATATTAGAACTATCGGTCTGGTTTATGCTACGAATGGCAACGCACCTGCCGAAAACAACAAAGATCCACAGCGTTCCATCACTAAGGAAGCAGTTCTGTTCCTCTTGGCAGATGCAAACTGGGCAGAACCTGGTACAAGACCCAACTGGGATTCTGTCAACCAAAGACTGTCTAACATCAATCTAACTGCACGTCTTGGTGATGAAGAAACTCGTAAGATCCCCATCAGAATTGATACTGATGGCAACGTTGCGCCAATTCCTGTAGAACTGAGAAGACACTCCATTCTACGTTCTGGTAACCATACGTTTGAATATACTGGTTTCGGTCCTGGTAACTACTCGACTGCATTCCCACAGACTCAGGTTGAAACTCTATCTGAAGATCAGATCAAGTTCTCTCAGTCTACTAAAGAAGATGCAGGTGTTGCATTCTACTCTGGTCTGAACTCTAACGGTGACCTGTTCATTGGTAACCAGATCATCAACCCAGTTACGGGTCAGATCACAAACGAAGATATTGCACAGTTGAACGTTATTGGTGAAGAGAATACCACCATTCAAACGTTCTCCGAACTGGTTCTGACTGATAAACTCACCGTCATCGGTGGTGCATCTAACCAGTTGGAATCTATCTTCGCTGGTCCTGTTACTTTCCAGAACCAGACATCGTTTACCGATAACATTCTGGCAAAGAAACTGACGTACTTCAACCAAGATGGTACTGTTATCAAGCAGACTCTACTAGCACCTGAGAATGCACAGGGCAATCCTGACTTCTCTAACATCACTGGTTATGATACTCCTGCTGATGGTGACCTAGTTTACAACATCAACTGGATACCTGGTAAAGATCTTGGTTGGATTTATTATGAAGGTAACTGGAAAAAGTTTGGTCTAACTGACACTGGATTCATCGATATTCAGACATTCAGTGGTGAACAGCATATCGGTTTTGGTACTAGTGCTACATCTGGAAACCGTGTAACTATTGATGGCAACACTTACATTGATGGTGACCTAACTGTTACTGGTCGTGGTGCAGTATCTCCTGCTAAGTACATCACTCGTGAATATGCTGCCAACGGTTCTACTCAGAGCTTTGCAATTACAGCATATACTGGTGTTCAGCACACTGCAAGTTCTGTACTTGTGTTTATCAATGGTGTTGCACAGATTGGAGGAACTAACTATAACGTTGACTCTAACGGCACGAACGTTCTCTTTGATCAGGGCACAATTCCTTCTAATGGAGATGTAGTCCACATCATCGAAATGCCTATCTGACGAATAAATACTAATAAGGATCTAGTACGGGTATGTCACTTACTAAAATCAATGGTAATAATATTGCACAGTCAACTGCTGCAATTATTTCCTCTCTAAAATTCCTAAACTCTTCTGGTAACGCTGTACTTGCTTTGCCTTCTGGTACTAGCGATCAGCGACCTGAGGGTGTTGATGATGGTACTGTACGATATAACAGTGATTTACTTGCTGCCGAAATTTATCGTCCTTCTGCACCTGGTCAGGGTTCTAATTGGTTCCCTCTCGCTGGTGGTGGTCCTTCGATTGGTGAGGATAGTATTATTAGAACCAATGCTAATACCATCGATGAAAATCTAACTGTTGGACCAACTGGAACACAAACTGGTGCTGAATTTACCAACGGAATGACTGCAGGTCCAGTAACTATTTCCTCGGGCTTTACTGTTACGGTTCAGAACGGAGCAAGTTGGAGTGTTAGATAATGGGAACACTAAAGGTACAGAACATACAGGGTCTTGGGACTTCTGCAACTGTCGATGGTGCTACCATTCCTGCATTCCATGTAGATGTTGATGATCCTCTACAAGTTGATGGCAATCTTTCATTGACAGGAAACGCTGGATTGCCTTTACCACATGCCCCTCAGAATGTTAGACCACTAAAAGGAACTAGAGTTGGTTCTTTATTTTATAATGAGACTGAACAAGTTGTTGAATCTTGGGATGGTACTAACTGGGTTGTTACTGGATCAGGTGCAACTAGTGTAACGACTCTCGGAACTGTTGCTGATCCTGCTCCTAGTGGGCAACATCTAAACTATTTTGGTTTTGAGACTGGATATTATTATATTCAACCAAACAACGAAAACTTAGCATATCGAATGTATGTTGATAATCGTAGATATGCTGGTGGTTGGACGTGTGCAGTTGTAATCCGTCGAGAGGATTGTCAAGCACACGTTACTAACGGACAAGTTGGAACATTTACTAGAACTGATAGTACGTTACAGGGTCCTATCTATGATGCCCAGGTTACTATCAAGATGGCAGATACGTTTATCCAGAACCTGAGGAATAGTAGTCTATATAGAGGACAGACTCCTTATTGGTTGGAGTCTGGTCACTGGACTTCTAACTATGGTCCTGTGAATCACTTCTTCCCATATGCTATGACTATTGACCTACTCAATAGTGCAAGTGGACAAAACGCTCGTACAAACATCGCCCTCCAGTATGAAGGACAATTCTCAGACAGAAATCCCAACACAGGTACTAGAGGTATGGGAGATCACCATACAGGTGGGGGTACTTATTTCGCTTACGGCCGCCATCCTGAGCAGGGGACAAACTGCGGACTGAGAAGTGATCAATTTGGTCAAGCAAATGGATGGTTCTGGGTAAAATAACATGAGTAGAATATACATTTCTGGATTGGAAGGGATTGCTCAGAGTCTTGGAACTGTGAGAACTGCTTTTGGTACAACGTTGACAATCAATCAAGAACTTGATGCACGTTGTGGTAACGGTGCTATGCAACTTCCATCTTTGACAGATGCACAAAGAAACGCAATTAGTGCTCCTCCAACAGGTCTAATGATCTGGAACACCACTCAGGGTGGAGCACAGGTTTATGATGGATCTGCGTGGCAAGATCTAACAGTTACTACCAATATCTCTCAGGGTATGGCAGCAACTGGTGGTAACTTTGTCTATGACTTTGATGGGTGGCGTACTCATATGTTCACCTCTAATGGCACCTTCAACGTCACTAGAGCAGGTTATGCTGAACTATTGATGGTTGGTGGTGGAGGAGGCGGCGGAGGTCGCTCTGGAGGCGGTGGTGGCGGCGGAGGCGTCGTCTATTATGGTGGTGAACTACCACGTCTCGGAACATCCTTCCAGTTTCCTGTAACTGGTGCTCATACTGTCGGTGTCGGCATTATTGGCGGTGGCGGTGGCGGTGCTGGAGCTCGTGGTAATAATGGTGGAAATACTACAATTACTGGTCCTACAGGATTTACAACCGTAACTGCTTTAGGTGGTGGCGGTGGTGGTTCAGATGGTCAGAACAATGGTTCCAATGGTGGATCTGGCGGCGGTGGTAGATATGATGCAAATGGTGGCGATGCAACTCAACCTGGATCTACTTCTGGTGGTTTCGGTACTTCTGGTGGTTATGGCACTGAAAACACCTGGAATGCAGGTGGTGGAGGCGGTGCTTTGATGCCTGGTAACAGGGGTTGGGGTCCATCTACGGGTGGAAACAATAGTATTTCTGGTGAATGCGGAGACGGTGGTACTGGTCTCCAATATAGAATATCTGGAGCTAATAAGTATTATGCAGGCGGTGGTGGAGGGGGTTCGCACGACCCTGCTCACACAGGTGGTTTCGGAGGTGCTGGTGGCGGGGGAAATGGTGGTGCGCCTGGTGGAAACAACGGGGGTATTGGCGGTGTAGATAACACTGGCGGTGGTGGTGGAGGAGGTTCAACCAACTCTGGCAGCGGCGGCGGAGGTGGTGCTGGTGGCACTGGAATAGTAATTATCAGGTATAGACTATAATGAGCACAATTAGAGTATCTTCAATCCAAGCAACTGGGGATAACGAGTTTAGAGTCGTTGTACCTACTAATGCAAACCTACAGATTCAGGGTGATCTAAAACTAGACACCACAGCAACTCTTAGTATACCTGCAGGAACAACGGCAGAGAGACCTGCTCAACCTACTACAGGTATGATTCGATTCAATACTGATTCAGGTGGCACTGAGGTCTATACAGGTGCTGCTTGGGCACAAATTGGTGCTAGTTCTGGAGCTTCAACCTACACTAATCTGGGAACTTCTGCAGCAACAGCAGCACCATCTGCACTTGCTATCAAGAGACAGTATCCTAATGCTCCTGATGGTGTTTATTGGATCAAACCAACTGGTGCTAATGGTAATAGTTTTCCTGCTACTCAGGTCTACTGTGATATGACTACTGATGGTGGTGGTTGGATGATGGTTGCATATGCAGGAACGATCAATACTAATAAGACTAACACTGTTGGTAGCAACTATCTACCACTATTCAATACTTACGGACAGATTTCGGCAAATGCAAAGACCAATAGAACTGCATTTTCTAGAATGGATTTTGCAAAAGCAATTGATGGAGCAAGCGATCAAAGTCAGATGATGGCACGTCGTACTGAGTGTCAAAGTAAGATTTTTATCTGGGAAATTGCTGACATTGAGAGGTTTGATACTAACGATCAAACTAACTGGACATTCCCCAATAACAACATTGGTACTGTCATTTATAAGTGTAAGATGAGTAAGAAGGGACCAATGGGTCTGGTGTCTAGAGATTATATTGCAGGTGAAGCAGACCGTGTTCGTTATGAGAATGGACCATCATATCCTGGCATTGCATGGAACTCTAGTTTCAACCAGAATAATGACAACCAGGGATCATTTGAAACATTCCTAGTTCGTCGTTCTATTCTGTATTGGGAAACCAATGAAGGTGGTTATCAGGCAAACCAATGGTTCCACGCTGATCCAATGCATTTGGAAGCATCTCGTGGTCCTGATAATGCAGTTCAGGATATGGAGTTCTATTTCCGAGAGGAAGAACCTGGATTGTCATAAATAAACAAGAAGAGGTAACTACATTTCATGTCTAGACTAAATGTTGACAGAATATCGGGTCTTACTGCTGGTGGTGCATCCCCAGAACTAGAGATTGACAGTGCTGGTCGTTTCAACTTTGACAGTGGAACCCTGTTTGTTGACTCTACGAATGATCGCATCGGCGTTGGTACAACCACTCCAGCGGTCGGTTTCGACATGTCTGGTCTTACTGATGGCATGGTCCTGCCTAAAGGAACTGATGCCCAGAGACCTGGATCACCTGTTCAGGGTATGCTGAGGTATAACACCACAACTGGTAAAGTTGAGGTGTACGATGCTACTAATGCTTGGGCAGATGTTGGTGGTGGTATCCCCGACATGAATGATGATACCTCAGGTGCGGTGCTTCGTTGTCGTCGTGCTAGTGGTAATGCATACGATGATGATAACGTCAGAAACAATGATGAGTATGAAGCATATTGGACACATGATCTAGACTCTAACTATAGACTTGAAAACCTCACACAGTGGCCCTTTAGATACATTATCAACCGTGGTTATACCATCGGTGGATATAAGAGTGCTGCTCCATATCGTAACGGTAACCGTACCACTCACTCTGCTGACGTTACTCTATCTCTAGGTGATGTTATTGATAGATCTGCTGCATACATCGGCGGATCGATGAATGGTATCAACATCTTTGTATACAACTGTGCTAACTCTTGGTTGCCTGCTGTTGCAAACACATGTTCATACTCGATGATTACGGAAACAAACCGTGGTCAAAACGGTAACTGGAACACTCTGAGAAATAGATCTTACTCTGGTGCATGGATTGACTTCCTAGGTAACCAGTGGTACACAAACAACGGTAGAAACAGAGCATACATTACCTCTGGTAATGGTAACACTGACCGTCACGATCTCAACACTGAGGTTATGCTGAGTGATATTAGTGGATCCATCAACCGTGTTGCACACGCTGAAGGTGAGTATCACTCATGGGTATCTGAAGGTCAGTATAGATTTGAATTCGCCACTGAGACATATACTGCATGGTCCAACTATGCTCCTGCACCTAACTCTGGTGGTCTGAACAAGCACCAGCGTACTAGAATTAGTTTCTTCTATGCTTCTGAGGGTAGAAACAGAAACAGATCACTTACTAAGCGTCGTGACTCTGATGCAGTCATTCTACGTTCTGGTATTAGCAAACCCGAATCAGGTGGTGAAGAAAACAACCACACTGGTATGAACAAAGGTTACTGTATCTCTAACTATAACGGAGCACAGAACAACAACTCTTGGATCTATTACTACTACGTTGATACTGTTCTCTTCGCTGACTCTACTATCACATATCGTAAGGGCATCCCTGGATCTTCTTCTGGTATTGGTAGAGAGGCAGGAGACATGATTGGTGCTGGTATTGTTCCACGCTCCTACATGACTTACACAGGTTCTGGTTATCAAGCAATCGGCGGTGAACCACTCGCTGATGGTACTGGTGCTTACGGTGGTTTCGGTTCTTACTAATAGGAAATAACAATGCGTACATACTATCTCGCAAAAGCAGGAAAGTGGATGAACTCGATGCCAGAAGAGTTCGTCAACTATTACTCTGTCCTAGATTGGATTTCGTTCTCTGTTGCGACAACGAACAAGTCAATCTTTGAGGATACTTATCGTCTAACAAATCCCCAAAATAGATTTTATACTCTGAATGAGATGGTAGGAAGTAAGGGATTTAGATCCTTTGCTGAGGTAAGAGATACAATCAAACTGATTAGAACCGACTTGGGTGATGGTGAGATCTTAGACAATACTGCTGCTGGTGGTGTTGACACTGACCCAGATAACGAGAGTGGTGTTACAAACTCTTGGAATCCTACACTATTTGCATTTGATCCACAAACAACTGTCTTGACAGTCACACAACCAGATCAAAATCCTGGAGAAAAGGTTGCTATCCCATTCGATCAACAACGTAAGGATGCAACAGTTCTAGCAATGAAAGCAGTTGCTAAAGCAGTTGTAGAAGAAGAATTTGATAATAGATTATCAAAACTCGATCTAAACAATATTTTAGAAGAAGTTACATTTGTTTATCAGTGGGAAGAAGCAAAGGCATGGGAAGCAGATAATACTGCTGAGGTGCCCATCTTGACTGCACTTGCTACTGCTAGGGGGTTGACAGTAGAAGAAATAGTTGCTAAAATCAACACTGCCAGGGTTAGTCACAAGACTAAAGTAACTAAACTCCTTCAGAAGATGGCAGAAGTAAAGCAGGCATACAAGAACTGCACAACCATTCGAGAAATGAATCGCTTCTATGAAGATTACTTCAATATTGAGATGCCTCAGACTCAAGCAGTTGATGAAGGTAGACTAGTTATTGATGCCGAAACTGGTGTAGAGACCCGCACACAAATCCTAGGAATTGGTCTCGCCTTCTAATCTACATAATATATCGTTATCTTTTCAATATGGCACTAACACCTGAGCAGATTCTTGATTACTCAGTAAAGTATGCTGGCGGACAAACAAAGTACCAAAACGAAATCTTTGTTGGTAAGTCGCATGTTACTAAGTATCGTCAAGTTAGACAAGCATTGCTTGAACTTGAAAACCGTACACACTCACTAAAGAAGATTGAGTTTGAACTTGAGAAGGAGAAAGTACATGCAAAGTACATTCAGCAACGTCTTGACGAGTGTGAAGATGACTATGAGCGTGAACTTCTTGAGATCGATTACAAAGATAAGGTCCTCGATATTGAGATTGCAGAGCGTAAACTGAAGCGTCAGCAAAAAGAATCCGAAGATTTTATCACGCAAGTACAGGAATCGTGTGAGACTGAAGAAGATCTCCTGCGTTATTGGAACGATGATGAAGAGGAAGAGCGTAAGTATTGGATTGCTCGTATGGGCAAACAAGCAGCACTTGACATGATGTCTTTCGGTCGTATCAGTGTTGGTAACCTAGACTCTATCTCTATGATGCCTGAGGAAGATCAACTCAAAGCATTGTCTGTCGGTTTCCAATATAGTAACCTGCTAGGTGCTCAACTTCAGAAGATTGAACGTGCCCTACAACCTGCTGCAAACCAGTTGTTGCGTGATCCTAACAACTTCAAACTTCCTACCTGGGAAAATATTGAAGAGACTTTGAATGTACCACTTCATGATATGATTACTGGTGGTGACAATCCCATCACTAATATGCTTGAAAGTTCTAAGGAGGACTGATGTCTTATTTTAGTTATGGGGGTCCATCACAACCGATGGACTCATTTGTGCATGAAATTTTTTCAGTTCCTTTGTTTGAATTCTCGTGTGTTGTTGATGAACAACCTGAGATTGTGAAAGAACTGAATAAAGATGCAACTCCTGGTGATGAACAGAGTGTATGTTCTACCAGAGATACACTTCACACTGAACCATTGTTTCAAAACTTCTGCACTAAAGTTATTAGTGCTGTTATGAATGTTTGGGATAAGTGTGGTTATATGGATATTGAACCATATATCACATCAATGTGGGGTAATGCTATGCATGAAGGTGGTGGTATTCATACACATGCACATAGTAATTCATTCTTCTCTGGAGTATGGTATCCTGGTAACGTAGAGATTGGTGATAACGGTGGAGGAAGTATCAAGTTTATTGATCCTCTGACCTCTAGATATCAGATTATGCCTAGAATCAGACAGACTAATAAGTTCAACTCAGGTGAAATTGTTATTCGTCCAAAGAAAGGTATGATGCTAATCTTTCCATCTTGGTTAGAACATAGTACAATACCCTCTGAAACTACTAAACCAAGAAATAGTGTGTCGTTCAACATCTGGATGACAGGCAAACTTGGACATGACTTTGCACTAAATCGTCTAGAATTTTGATATGGAACAAAAATCAGCAAATGTGATTGAGGTTTTCCCTCAAGCGATTGGTATCTATCGTATGCCCAAAAATGGTATTGATGATGTCAAAGAGAAATCTTTTGAGATACTAGAGAAGTATGATGGTGACACCGAGATCAGTAAAATGAATGGTAACTCTATTGATCTAGAGCATTACTTCAATTCTGCTGGTCAATCTCTTCTAGAAGAACCTGGGTGGGATAAGTTCCATGATTGGATCAAAGATTGTTGTATGGATTACATCAACAATACTCTTGGTTATAAGTGTGAGGGTGTAATTATCACGGACTGTTGGTTGAATAAGTGTGACTATGCTGGATTCCAATTCATGCATTGTCATAGTAATTCGTTCATCAGTGGTACATACTATGCAAACTTTGTAAAGGGCAAGCACCCACATCTAGGATTTCAATTCCCTGGTGGTGTGCCTGGTGCCATGAGTAAACCATATCTAGAATTGACAGAAACAAAGCAGACCAAGTATAATTCTACTGGTGCTATCCTTCCTAACGATGAAGGAGACCTGCTGTTATGGCAGTCTAACCTGCTACACGGTTATGAAAACAGTCATGCCGACAATCGTATTAGTATTTCGTTCAACGTGCTTCCTGAGGTGCTAGACAGCAGGGGTACATATTCATTCAAAGTGGTAAGAAAATGACTCTAAATTGGATCGACGAAGAGAAGTTTCTGAAAGCAGTTGAGATCAACCCTGACACTGAACTGGTAACAGTCAGTGTTGATGGGATGAATTCTTTCAAAATGTATAGAGACTTCCTAAAGAATCCTGACCTGTATGTTGAGGTGATGGAACAGTTCCCAGTAATCTCTACACAGTGGAAACGTACTGGTGGATTTGCACCTGGTTGGCGTCAAGAGATTCCACCATATGCTGCTGCAACTATTGTTGAACGTATTCGTCAAGATGTAGATTTTGCACCAATTCGTGTGTTTACTAATGTTTTCACGGGTGATATGCCCATGCTAGAAAACTCTGAACAACCACATGCTGATGTGTTTGTTGACCCTGAGGGTGGACTGAATGTCATCAATTTTGTGTTCAATTTGTGGATGTCTCACGGTGTTGGTGGTACAGCATTTTGGAAATGGAAGGATAAACAATATGTTACTGAATTGAACAAAGAAGAATACGATCAACTGTTCCCAGAATCAAATAGTAGTGTTGTGCCATGGAAATGTTTCCGTGGTGATGATGATTGGAAACTTGACACGATGGTTCCGATTGAATATAATAGTTGTGTTGTATATGATGGAGGATATTTCCATTCGGCATATATTCCTGAGGAGTCCTTCCTAGACACTCATAGATATTCATTAGTTGGGATGGGAATCAGAACACCAAATGAGTAATGTTACAACTTTGTTTGAGCAACCAAATAAAACTCAAACACCAGCAGCAGTTAGTTATAGTGCAAAGATGTGGAGATGCAACATCCTCTCCGCAACAGAATGTGTTCAACTAGCACAAACCATCCTATCAAAGGAAGGTGATATAATCGCACAGAATAGGGATCATACTGATGATGGTGGTACTGGTATGGGTCCTGACTCTCTAACTGCAAAGTTTAGAGCATATAATATGTTTGACTGGGATAATCCCGAATGCTCACAGATCAAAACAGCAGTCAAACATGCTATAAAAGAAATGTATCCCAACTATGCTGAGCAACTCTACGGTAGAATGTGGGGTTCTATCTTGCGGCGTGGTCAAGCAATCAAACCTCATCAACATAACTTTGATGAGTATAGTTTTCTGTCTGGAGATCTCATCCTACAGTGTGAAAAGACCTCTAATTTCTATCAAAATCCTTTTGGATTGGATGCTGTTGAGGTTGAAAACAAAGCAGGATATCTGTCACTCTATCCTGAGTATTTGATTCATTGGTCTACACAACACAAAAACTCTCTTGTTCCACGTATTAGCATTGGTATTGATGTTTTGCCAGCGAGTGCGATTCAAGACACCGAACATAACCTGGTAAAACTATGAAACTATTCGATGTAATTCTTGCTGGCGCATTATTTGGTGCTGCACATGGTCTCTCAGCATCTGCTGCTGAGGATAAGATCACCAAAGGTTATTATTCTTATGATGCCATGGGTTGTATGCTCATGCGCGAGTGTAAGAAAGATGTGAAGGAAGTGTTCAGCATGTTAGACATTAGTTCTAACTATGAGAATGTGGAAGCATTCACACCAGTAGCACAAGAGTTCAACAATATGCTCATGACACTCAATCAAATTGGTGTCAAAGTATATCTTGCTGATGAGAGATACTTCCCAGTCGGACATCGTGGTGTCTACCATACTGTGAGCAATGCATTCTTCTTGAACAAATCACACATGGGTCGCCCATCTACATTGATGAGCGTCATGCGTCATGAAGGATGGCACGCTGCACAAGATTGTATGGCAGGTAGCATCAAGAATAGCATGATTGCTATTATCATGCCAGAGGAAGATGTGCCTATGTTGTGGAGAGAAATGGTAGAGCGAACATATCCAGCGTCAGCAGTGCCATGGGAGGCAGAGGCGACATGGGCAGGCAAGACAGAGGGAATGACTATGAAAGCACTGCGATCATGTGCCAATAAGACTATGTGGAAAGACTATACACCAACTCCTCTCACACGCAAATGGTTAGAAGAGAACGGTTACATTGACGTACAATCTTGAGCATATGCTAACACAATTATAAAACTATCATTACAAACAAACGCCAAAACAATGTGGTCGGATAGATAGGTTAGACGCATAAACTTTTATGAAGTTTCTAATCGCTCTATTTGCTACATTGTTTTTTGCTGTTCCTGCATGGGCAGTAGATGTCCAGATGGGTGCTAATGGCAACTTGGTATTTGAACCTGCTGAGGTATCAATCAATGCTGGAGAATCTGTACATTTTATCAATAATATGCTACCACCACATAATGTCGTGGTTGATGGTCACCCTGAGTGGTCCCACGAAGGTTTAGCAATGTTACCAGG